ATTTGAAGGTGCTAATACAAACATTTATAAAGTACTTGATACACCTTGTTCATTAGATATCCAAATCAAAGAAGATTTTGCTTATTTATTTGTAGGACATTGGATGCAAGGTGATTTAGGTGAAGATAGAAAAAATGTAGGTTTATTAGTTAAAGCATTCTATGAAACCTTTAAAAATAAATCTAAAAAACCGGCATTAATTTTAAAAACATCTCAAGTAGGTTCATCTTATGTTGATAGAGAAGAAATTCTTAAAAAAATTAAACAAATTCGTAAAACTGTAAATTCAAAAAATCTTCCTAATGTTTATTTACTTCATGGTGAATTTACTGATGAAGAAATTAATTCAATTTATAACCATTCTAAAGTTAAAGCTATGATTAGCTTAACTAAAGGTGAAGGTTTTGGACGTCCATTACTTGAGTTTACATTAGTTAAAAAACCATTAATCACTACAGGATGGAGTGGACAAATGGATTTCTTAAATCCTGAGTTTACTAATTTAATTGGAGGT